ATTAGTGAACATTTAAATATGTGAAGTAATAGCCTATTACGCTAGTTACCATGGTCCTGCTAGTCCACTTATTTAAAGTTTATGGTCCAGATTCCTTGTCTAAAAGCAGGAAGAAATCTTTGCTTGTTTCTCTACTATAACAGGTTTTGTTTTTAGTGGTAGTATTTATTATGGGGTTTTTGTTTAGTAAGAGTTTCCTCCTTTCGCTTACGCACATTCACAGAAACCCCATAAATTTACTTGCATAACTTTGTTATCTGTTATACTTAATTACATCAAGAATAAGGCATAATGGATTTTTATTCATAGTCTTCCTTTCTTTGTTTGTGTAGTACGCCCTCCTGCGAAGGAGGGTTTGCTATAATAAAAAGTATTATGACATTTCCAGAGATAGCCCAAGGCAAAGCACAATCTATATTTACTGAAGACTGTGACGAATGTTTACATCCTTACTGGTCTGATGAATTAAAAGATGGTGTATGTGAGAGATGTATTGAACATAGGCAACCCTAAAAAAAAAATTTTTTTTACGCACTTTGTGCGTGGGGGGGATATAATATATTTATCTAAGATAGTCTTAGATTCGTTGTATGGGGATATGACGAGTATGTAAAATAAATATCTACATACGAAAAAAGATAGAAAGATATGTAGCTTAATCATTAAGACAGTTCTGTTGAAGTGGCGTTGATTCAAGTTTATTTCTTTTTTCTTTCATAACAGTATTGGACATGCTGTACGACAAGACTCCACTTCGGTGGAGTTTTGTGTTAAGATAAGATTTAGCAACAACAGGAGTTAGAAATGCCAATGAGCAAGAAGGGTAAAAAAACAAGATACCCAAAAAAAAGAATAAGTAAGAGGTAACTATGGCTACATACCAAGGCAAGTCTGTAACCTTAAATTCACCTAGACCAATTAAAAAAGGTGAACCAGGTTATGGTCGTAAAAAATCTGTGGTTTATGTTAAGGATGGCGACAAAGTAAAAAAGGTTATGTTCGGTGACCCTAACATGAAAATCAGAAAAGGTAATGCTGCTGCTAGAAAATCGTTTCGTGCTAGACACAAGTGCGATTCTGCAACAGATAAAACTACGCCTAGGTATTGGAGTTGTAAAGCATGGTAGTAAGGAGACAGCATGGCAACTAAAAAAGGTTTATATCACAATATAAACAAAAGGAAAAAAGCAGGAACAAGTAGGTCAAAAAAGAACTCTACTATAAGTGCTAAAGCATATAGAGAAATGCAAAAAGGTTTTCCTAACAGCAAAAAGAATAAAGCCAAACGCAAAAAATAATTGAAAGTAGCCTGTCCTGCTTGTCAGGAATATTTGCAGGTGGTTAGGTCAAAATTAAAGTGCAAAAACAAAAAGTGTAAACATTATGGTAAATAAAAAATTATGTTATGCAGCAGGTTGTTTAAGACCTTTGCCACCTAAAGCAAGTAAGTATTGCAGCACTAGATGTCGTAATAGAATATCGCAACAAAAGAAAAGAGCAAAAGCAAAAGGTATTGAGTGGACACAAGAAGATGATGTTGTTAATATACCTAGTCAAAAAACTGTACAACAACGAAGAGGTAAAGTCTATACAGATTTAATTGAGTCAGAACTAGGTATGCAAATACTACAAAAAAAATTAACCATGTCTGAAGTTGCAAAGATACTAGACACATCAGTTGCATCAGTATCTATGGCATACAATGCTTTTGTAGAAGATACAGAAACAAAAGAATTACAAAAAACTTGGGAAGTACCACAAGTTGCAAAAAAAACATTAGAAGATTTTAAAGATTTTAGAGATAGATATTTTGAAACAGAACAAGGTATACCATTTGAAACACCAGAGTTTCACATTAAGTGGATAGAGTCTATATTGACTGCTATAGAAAATGGTGAACAGCACATGATATTGTCACCACCTAGACATGGTAAAACAGAACTGTTAATACATTTTACTGTATGGCTTATCTGTAATAATCCAAACATAAGAATACTGTGGGTTGGTGGTAACGAAGATATTGCTAAAAACTCTGTGTCTTCTGTAATGGACCAGTTAGAAAATAATGAATTGTTAATAGAAGAGATATGTGGACCAGGAGCAAAATTTAAACCACAAAACAGAAGTGGTAAAGCGTGGTCATCTACTGAGTTTACTGTAGGTACTAGAACAGTTACAGGTATTAAGTCACCTACTATGGTAGGTATTGGTCGTGGTGGTAAAATATTGTCAAGAGACTGTGACATAATTATTGCTGATGACATTGAAGACCACAGCTCTACTATGCAACCTGCGTCAAGAGAAAACACAAGAAACTGGTGGACTACAACATTGTCAAGTCGTAAAGAGGAACATACTGCAATGGTAGTTATAGGTTCAAGACAACACTATGACGATTTATATTCTCATCTTTTAGAAAACGAATCTTGGGTAACTACAGTAGAAGAAGCACATGATACAAGTTGTAACTTACCTGATTGGAACGAAGAAGAACATGAAGATTGTATGTTGTGGAAAGGTAAGAGAACTTACAAGTGGTTAATGGATAGAAAAAGAGCAGCAGAAACTACAGGTGGTAGAGCAATATACGAAATGGTTTATCTTAATGTAGCTATGCCAGATGGTCTTGCTTTATTTGACAGAGC